TGTCGCCCTGACGTGATAACCACTTGGCATATGCGTCGCCGCAGCTTCCATGATCTCCTGAAGACGAGGATCGACGTGCGCTAAAGATGCGCCGGGCATCCCTTGGCGACGCCCACCGGCGGAAGGACCGCCAGCGGCAGGACCGCCAGCCGCGCCGCCCGACGCGCCGTCTCTGACGGTTCTGCCAGGCGCGCCGATGCCGCCGCCGGTCGCGCCGGTAGGAGCGCCACCTTCTATCTGAGAGCCGCCGCTGACGCCTTTATACCAAGGCTGCCATTTGCCTTCTTTCGCGCCTTCGGTGACGAAAGTCTCCCCGCCAGCTTTAAATCTAACAGCGGATTTAGGATCGCCGTAGACGCCCTGGGCTATCCTCCTTGAAACGAAATGACTCTTGCCCTCTGAAGCGTTTCCGGTCGCGAAGTTCGCAACGTTGGAACCGCCAAGCGCTGCCTCCAGGTTTTTCTCGGCCATCCTCTGCTGAGTTGCATTAGCGCGCCCATACGACCCTGGTCCAGATCCGACTGCATAATAGCCTGTCTTGCCATGATGCCATGTCGCCTCTTGGGAAAGCTGTCTATGGCGCATAGCCGTCCGGTTCATCAGCGTCTCAATGACTGCCTGATTGCCCCTCGGATCCTTTTGTTCATTGAGGCTGATATCAAGAATACGCTTGCGAAGAGCAGGATCAGCCTCAAGCTCTTTGCGGAATCCAGCGCGTTGATCGCGAAGCGTTGTCACGCCGCCGCCACCGCCGCCCACATCCTTGGTGCCGCCGGGATCGATGCCGCGATGGGTGCTGTGCCAAGGAGTCTGAGCGCGGCCAGATGCCTGCGGGAAGCGATGCGCCGCATAACCCTTAGCCGTATCGTGGTAAGGAGTTCTGGCGCGAGCTAGCCGCGCACCGCCATCGCCGCCATCGCCACCACCGCCATCGCCGCCACCGCCGCCGCCACCACCGCCTCTACGTCGGCCACCACCGCCGCCACCGCCTACTCTGCCAGCGACGTCGCGCCCGCCCCCTACTGCCGATCCAGCAGCAGCATGCCCGGCGACTTCACCAGCGACGCCTTCGCCAACAACTCCGCCAGCTGCCCGTCCTGCCGCCGCGCCAGCTTCCGCGCCTGGCTCGCCCTTCCACGAAATCCATTGGCCGACTTCGGTCATCTCGATCACCTGAACTTTGAAGTTTTGCTTCGCAAAGTGCTGCACCATCCCCATGTGCTCGACACCCTTGATGTACGGGATGTCGGTCAGGCCAGGGATGGTCCTGCCTTTCATCATGCCTTGGGTTTCGGGGGAGCCGATTAAAACTGTTTGCTTTATTCTTTGCTTGATGTCATCTGGCGTCTTAGGATCAAGCAGTATCTTTCGCAGGATGTTTCCACCCCGGGAAAATCCTAAAACGCCACCAATATCTTTATTTTCTAAAGCCTTACGAACTTGAGAGTATTCTGCATCGGAGCTTTGCGCCCCCGATATATTGACAGTGCCTGTATAGCCATGGCCTAGCGCATATTTTCTCGCTGCTTGTTCCAGCTCTTCGGCCTTCACGCCTCCATATCGAGCCTGGATTCCATGCGCAAAAAGCATGCTCTTGCCAGCGTTGCCTTTTTCGGATGGAGGATGAAGCTGACTGCTGGGGCCGAGGCCGCCGACGCCGCCTCGCCTTGCTTTCCATTCCCTGTCTTTCAGCTCCTCTTGGCGCGTTCTCCTGTCTTCCCCCGATAGATCGATATCGGGAGTTTGAATGTTCCTGTTCCATCTTTCGAACGGGCCGCGCTCTTCGATAGCTGGCGACTGATAAGCTTTCGGCGGCGGTCTATTAGAGTCCCTTGGGGTAGGAGGAACTTTCCAGCCTCTATCTCCCCACGGACGGAGTCGTTCTGGCCCATGCGGATATCGCTGGACATCTGGAATGGAGGCATTCTCTGCATCACTTAAGCTTGGCTTAGATGTATTTTTTTCTGGCTCAGGCCGGTATATATCAGCGCCACCAATCTCCTTTGGCTCCGATTGAGGTGTGGGTCCAACCGGAAGATCTTTTGTCGATCGCGCCATTTGTCACCGACGGAAAGCTCGAGAAACAGCCCTGCCTATGGTGATCGGAGAATACTGGCTGCTAAAAGAACGAGCGATAGAGGTAGCCACGCTACCAGTGGCAAGGGTTCCAGCCATGATCTCACCGAAGCGAATGCCCACCAACCTCGCTATCTCTGCGCCGTGATGATCGATGGTGCCGCCGATAATCGGGCGTGGCGGCTGGCGCGATGTGCCGAATTCAAACCAGGCGGTTTTTGGATCCGTGAACCCGACGGTAAATGAGGCGGCATGAACTTCATAAGATCCAGAGGCTTGCATGTCGCCAGTCTCTAGCCCAGGAGTGTCTGCGCCACCCTTGCTGGCGATAGTGCTCTCGGCTAGTGAAGGCCAGCCATACTCATAGGTGCCAATGGCGGCCTTGGCCCTTTTCAGAAATTCCTGCGCGCCAGCTTCGAGAGCTGCAATCCGAATCGCCTCGAACTCAGCAGCGATCTTGCCAAACTTGAGGACTGCGTTTTCAAGAGTGTCGAACATCTCAATCCCGCTTAATGTAATTCATCTCGTCCCAGGACCATTCCAGACCGCCATTGTGGAACTGACCAAAAACGATGGAATGAGCCAGCATCTCCCATTCTTCCATAAGGCAGACGTGTTCGTAAGGGACCCCATTATAGAGGAGCCAGCAGCTCACTCTGAACCAGGGGTCCCCGACAAGTTTTTTGCTTTTTCACTTGGCGATGGCCCTCCTCCATCATCCAAAATTCTCCTAACCGCCTCTCCGGCGGCAATCATGCCTTCCATGTCCAGGCGGTCCATGATGGCGTCCAGCTCGCCGCGGTTGCGCGCGAAGGGGATGTACGCGTCGTTGATCTCACAAACCATGGCGACGACGTAATATTGCGCGCGCTGCTGCACGAGCATGGTAGCGCCTGGTTGACTTGGATTAGGGATTTCATCAATGCCGCCTAGATCGGGCGTCATTGCCGTCAGCCTGGTTTGCTCGGAAAGCTTGAGCCGACGAACTCCGATGATGCGGCCAAGCTCATCCGCTTCGCGCTCGATATGGCTGTACCGGGCTTTGCGAAGCTCCAGCTCGTCTTGAATTTGGACTGTGGTGGTTCTGGCTTGCTCCGGCTGCTGTGGCTGGCGCGGTTTTGTCATTGGCCTAAGCTAAGCGTCTCATGTCGGACGCTAGTCCTTCGAGTCGTTGGGTGATGATACGTTCACGCGTAATATCCCCCAAATCGACCGGAAAGATGACGAAATTCGTGTATTGGAAGCGGCTGACGCTTCCATCCGGATTGTTGATCGACTTGTTCAAAAAGCCAGGCTTGATCACCTGCCCAGCGTTGAATTGCGTCGAGAAGTTCACGAACAAGGCCTCGAGCGCTTCTTTCGTTCGAACGATGGTGAAGGTGATGTGGAAGCCATCAGGAACATAGCCATACCGCGGAACGGAGTTGTAAGGCATGTTCTTGAGGTCATGCTTCAGCGCAGTCAGCTTCACGTCCTGGATGTCGCCAAAATCTACGATGGTCGAACTATCCCCTGCGAAGTAAGAGAGGCTGTAGTCAGCGCCAACATTAAAGCCATTAATAGGCATGGCCTAATCTCCCTTAAGCGGCTAGCTGCTGCGGCGTCGGCGCGGTGTTTTGGACCGTGACGGTGACATTGCCGCCGCCCATGAACTTGATCACGAAGTACCGCACCACATTGAGGTAGCGCACCTGCCAATAGAGGAACAGGTAGCCGAGAGCCTGCAAGTTGGGCGGGTTGTTGTCGAGGTCGCATTTCACAGCCCAGGCATCGATCATGCCCTGGCCGCCGATCCCGAGTCCGACTTGCGGCGAAGCCAGCTGCGCCGAGAAACCGTCGAACAAGGCCTTGGCGCGAGCGCGCGTCGAGTCATTGACCTGAATGCTTTGGAGCTGGCCGACGATACTCCCGGCCGCCTTGCTCTTCGCCGAACGCATGAGGAAATTCGTCATGCGGGTGTACTCGATCCCGTTCGCAGCGGTGTTCGAGCTGCCATTCCGGCCAGAGCCGAAGCTGAAGTAGAATCCTCCAGAGCTGTTCGCGGGCGGCACGATCACGTCGATACGGCCGGTGTTGACCTGGCTCAGCTCCGCGTCAGAATAGGGAAGTCCGAATTGCGAACGCTGGGTAGCTGTGACGCCTTGCAATGGCTTATTAAGCGGCGACTGCTGCGGGGATAGGTTCCCCAGGATCCCAATGCCGAAAGCCGCCGGGCTGACCACCCGGTTGATGCCGTTGAAGCTGTCGAAGAAATAGGGCCAGTCTCCGAGGATGTTCCAGGCCCACGGCGAATCGTTGCCGCTGTTGATCACGGTGGTAATCGCGTTGGTGATGCTGTCGCCGAGAACAGTCGCGAAGACCGGCGTCATCAATTCACTCAAAGCAAAGGCGGAAATCGCCGCCCATGCCGTGTTGGTGGAATGATCGACAAGCTCGAAGTCGGTCACAAGCGATCCACGGAGCACATACATGCCCTTGCGCGGCAGCACATCCTGTCCAACCAGATTGGCGTCGGTAAGGTTCGCCGTGCCATCCGTGCCGCCAGACAAGGTGATGGGCACTCCAAGAGTCGGAGCAGAAGCGCTAGTCCCAGCGCTGGCGAGGACGAACTTGGAAGGCCCAGCGTGAGACGGAGTGCCGATGTTGATCGCGTTGGCGGCATTTATCCAGACGGAGTTGGGATTGTAGGTAAACGTCGCTCCGCTGACAGAAGCGCCTGCTACGGTTGTCGCAATGGTGTAAGCGCCGCCTAATGGATTAGCTGTGTCGAAGGTTCCGGTAAGGACGGTCGGGGTAACCGTCCAGGTGACCTTGGAAATCTGCGGATCGGCCGAAGAATTGAGCTGGGTCGCAAGCGCCGCCAGCGTCGCCGAAAGCGATCCGCCGATGTTGGTCTGGTTGCCGGTCGCGCCGGACGTAACGAAAGTCCAGACAACGCCATTCAGCGTGATGGTGCTGTTGTTGATCGGATTGCTAACGAAGGTGATTGAGCCAACAGCCTGGGATCCGGTGACATTGTTGAACTGCTCCGGCGGAAGGCCGGGGAAGCTCACGATGAACATGTAGGAATAGGCTTGGGATCCCTGCTGCACCGAAGCCTGGATCTGGTTGCCCATGGTGCCGGTGTAGCGCGCAGTGAGATTGAGGCCTGTCGTGCCTGCGGTGCCTCCCGCAAGAGTGCCTGCAGAAGACGAAGCGCCCGCGACGTTGGTGGCGATCGCGAAGGAGTTGCCGCCGACGCCAGGAGTCTTATACGTGATCGTCAGGACCGTCGCGCTGACCACGTAAGACGCAAGAAGGACCTGCGCATCATTCGAATTCTGCAGGTCAGTCTGAAGCTGGGTCAGGGTCGCCGCAAGCGTGCCCTGGATGTTGGTCTGGTTGCCAATCGCGCCGGACGTGACGAAAGTCCACGTCGAGGTTCCGAGCGTGATGGTCGTGTTGTTCGCCGGGTTCGAGACGAAGGTGATGGTGCCAGCCGCCTGCTGAGCGAGCGTGCCCTGCATATAGCCGGTCGCCGCGAGGTCCGATCCATCCGTGACGCGCACCGCGCCGAAGCCAATCGCCCCTCCAACCTGAGTGGCGGCCTCGACATGGGTCATGATGTCGTACTTGCGATTGGTCGGATTGCCGAGCACCACCGCGCCATCTGTGACGGCGGAGAAGTAAATCATGGCGTTGGTCGGCCCCCAAGAGCCAGCGCCAATAACGCCCATGATGTTTGTAGGGGTTCCAACTAGAAGCGGCGACGGAAGGATGATGTCGCCATAGACACCTGGAACGGTGAGAGCGGCTAAGTTTTGTTGGCCATCAAGGAAGACCGGCATTTTCCCTACCTCTTCACCCTATATTCACTCTTCCGTGGCCGCGGGCGCAGCCGCGGGCGTAGCCGCAGGAGTTTCTTCGCCGACTACCGGCGGCCATTCCCATTGGGCATCCGCCATAACAAGCTGAACTTTGACGAAGTGATGCACGCGATCAGCCGCCACCAACTTAGCCATATGCTCATAATCGTGGACTTCTTCGCCGCGATTGATGACCTTGCCGCTGATGTCGTCGAAAAACTCGTGAACGCAGACTAGCTTGTAGGCCATGGCCTCTCCTATGCCACCCCAGAAACTACGATGAAATTTTGGGTCGCTGGGTCAAGCGGCGCAATTTGCACGGTGACGCTGGTGATGACGGTACCAGGAAATTCCATGACTGTCGCGTATTCCACTTGATAGATCAGGTCCCGCCGGTACAGGGCTAATGGCTCATGTTCGTCACGCACGTTGGTCCGATTGTAGCAGACCTTGGCTTTTGACGTATCTGGCATTGTGACGACAATGGCCTGCTTAATCAATCCATCGATTGCTTTGGCGAGCTTGGTCCGAGTGACGTGGTCTGGTGCCCAGACCGACACCATGATGCTCTGCTGCTGCTTATGAGTCACCTTGCCGAGCGTGCCCTGGGATCCAAGACGAGGGACGCAATAAGCGGCCCTCTGCACAATAAGCGAGTTGCTGACGACGCTAGCCGTGTAGCCGTGGATGAGAGGGTCGGTTAAGGAAGGGAAGCTGTTGATCTGCGCCGCCACAGCATTAAGGATCGCAGCGATGGAAGCGCCGCCAGCCGAAGCGATGTAATACTGGTCGATCTCGACCGTCAGAAATTCGGTCGGCACCGGAGCGCCGGTCAATTGGATGGTGAAAGCTCCGCCAATGGGGTTCTGGGCCAAGCCAAGGGTGAGCCCGAAAGCCGCAGGAACAATGACATAAGTCTCATCCTGGATTTGCGGAGGAACGACATTGGTGCCTTCCATCGGGAAGACGCTGACGTTTGCTCGAGGCCCGCGGGCGCGCGGCACAGGAACTCCTCCAGGACCAAGCTCCCGCGCAGTCAGGTCGAGATCGAGCACTTCTGGAATCGGCCAGCCTTCATAGATCAGCACATCCATATCGGCGACGCTTGGCTGCGACGTGCCACTGGGGTAGCACGCGTTGGCCGCAGTTTGGGCAAGATAGGCTGTAAGATCGGAAATATCAGCCATCAAGTCTCCAGGCGGATGCAATCAAGCACATACCCTAAAACAGTCCATTGGTTGAGCGCCACCTGGTAGCGGTAGCCCTCATCGTCGATCAGGATATCGTTGTCGCGAATGGTGTGGATCGGAATGAAGCTGGTGATGATGCGCCACTGCGGATTTTTGCTGACGTTCCCAGGCAGCAGCATTGCGCCGGTCGAGCGCCCGATGCCGCGGGACTGGATGTCGCAGTTAACGCCGGTCAAAAGGATGGCTTCGCCCTCCGGATCGCTGAAATCCGTCGACGCCTCACGTCCTTGATAGGTGCCGAGCCCGGTATCCGAAGACGTTGCCGGATTCTTCGATCGATGCACGTCAATGAGGCGTGGCAAGAGCGCATTGCCGCTCGCGCCATTATTGCCGCCAAAGCCCTTGAGGCCAGTGCAAAGCGGAACGCCGCCACAGCAATTCATTACCATGATGGACTCACTCTCTGATAAGGCGCGAGCATACTAACAACGGCTGGCGGAGCCATGACGGTGAGATTGTTGAGCTTCGTCAGAGCGAAGCTAAAATCGAGCTTGGATTGTCCAGCCGACACCGTCTTAAGCGCTGCTGAATAATTCGCGCCGTCCATGATCGCTTTAACCCAGGTCAGGCAACCCTGCTCGATGTCAAGCGGGACCGTGTCAAATCCAGCTGTGTATACAATGCGGATATTGCGCCGTCCCTTCTCAAAAAGATAAGGCTGATCGACGTAAACAAACTTGTCCGAGAAGGTGTAGCCAGGAGAAGCGCTCGATCGCGCCGGAACGTCACACGTCAGAAGCTCGCCGATGGTGACCGACGCTACCGCGGTGATCGGCCAGTCTGGCATCATGATGCGAGTGCGCCCGCGGCCGTCGAAGACCTCGGTGTGCTGCATGCTTCGGATATCGCGACCAATCAAGTTCTGCATCACCGTGCTAACAGCGGTGATGACACGCTGCAGTGTCCCGTAAGCATCGTCGCTAGAGCAACCAAGCCACGTGAGCGCATTGTTCAGGGTAGTCAGATCATTGTCAGCCATGGAAGGCCTCCTACACTGCGGCCTTACAGGGCCATCGTGCCTCTGTCATAAGCTGATGTCCATCCAGCGTATTCACGGTGCACCGAATGACGTAAACGACACCAGCCAGCATGTTCCCGAAAAGCGCCTCGACAGCCATGTTCGGCATGCCGGTGTTTGGCGAGGCCATGACGATCGGAGTGTTGAGGATACGGCTCATCGGATCCGGGTCGTTGCCAGATTCAACCAAGATTTGCACAGCTACGATGGCGCTAATTTCCGATGGTATCTGTGTGTAATGCGAGAAATCGAAGATCACCTTCTCCTGCTCCACTTCCGCAGTGATCGGCGGCGTCAGATCCGGCTGCCGTTGGCGGCACTCGCTGCCAACTATGAGCCGCCGCCGCTTGTCCAACGCCGCAATCAGATGGCGCG